AACAGGATATTGGCATTTTGAGAAAACTGGATTGAAACTCACGGGCGACCCGTGGACGGCAAGAGTTTTTATGAAATATGGGTACAGGATCAAGAAAAGCAGGGCAAACGGTTTTTATTGTCTTCGCGGCCTTTCTGACGAGAATAGACGTGCCATTACTTGTAGCCGGACAATGCAACCAGCAAGAATACCACAAGACTACAAGACTGCTTCTATTCAGGCAAGATGGGAATATCTAAAGGGCGTAATGTATAGGAACGGGCGTTCAATGCACAAACACCCGTATCTCGCACTGCCGAACAAAAGGCTGATTGAGGATATTGCCGAGATTGCAAGGTCTCTCGGCATCTGGGCGCGTGTTACACAGGTAGAAGACATACCTGACAAAATCGGATATTGGAAAGTTTCTTTCGTCGCACCAAACGACGGAGATTTGTTCGTTAGAACAAATTTCAAGGCTCGCGCACATATCAATGCCGCAACACCAACAAAGCCAAACGAAAAAAACATCTTGACGAAAAAGATTCTTTGCATAAGAAAGAGTAAAGACAAACAGTTTTGTCGCTGCATAACAGTAACTGGTAGAGACCATCTTTACATGACGGACGGCTATACCATCAACCACAACACTGTTACGATGCTCATGGAGCCAATGTACGACATTCGCAACAAGCATTTCAACGGAATTATCTTCAGAAAGAACAAAGACGATTTCGAGAATATCATCAACGAAAGCAAAAGATGGTTTTCTCGCCTCGGTCGCTACAACAAGTCGAAAGACGATATGACTTGGAACTTCAAGACGGGTGCAAAACTTGGACTGACTATCTACGACATGCCAATGCCGGACTTCGATACAAAGTTTCGCGGACAGCAGTTTGCATACATCGGTATAGACGAGTTGCCGCAGATGCCGTTTGAAATGTTCAAGTTCCTTATGACTTCCAACCGTAACACCGTGGGAGTCCATTCTCGTATTCTCGGCACTTGCAACCCAGACCCGCTTAGTTGGCTACGAAAGTTTGTAGATTGGTGGATTGGGAAAGAAGATACCGTATATTCTGACGGGAAGACACACCCTGAAAGAAAAGGCTTCGCCATTCCAGAGCGTGACGGTGTTGTTAGGTACTGCTATATGCCTGACGATTCTGTTGACAACATCATTTGGGGCGACACACCAGAAGAAGTTTACGAGCAGTGCAAAGACCTCATTGATGATGCCTGGGATCCTGATTGGGAGCAATATGGCTATACAAAGACTTCATTCTTTGTAAAGTCGGTAACTTTCATCAAAGCAAGTTTGAAAGACAACAAAGCCTTGCTAAAGAATGACCCCGGGTATATCGCATCACTTCTCAACCAACCACCAGAAGTAAGAGCGCGAGAGTTTGACGGAAATTGGGACGTTATAAAGATGGGCGACGATATGATTCAAGCCTATCACCTCGATAAAGTATTTCAGAATGCACAGATGGTTGGCGATGGCGTTCGTAGGGCAACGTGCGACGTTGCTGGCACTGGTGGCGACAACTGCGTTACATGGCTTTGGATTGGATGGCATGTCGCTGACGTTTTCGTATGTCGGCGTGATCCATTTACAACAACGTCCGTACTTAGAGGGAAACTACAGGAATGGGGAGTTTTGGAAGAGAATTTCGCTTACGACTTGAACGGAATGGGGCAAGTCTTGAAAGGTGCTTTTCCGAGAGCCGTTCCGTTTAATAACCAGGAGGCGGTCGCAATCAAAGACAAACACCTTTACGACAACAAGAAATCGCAATGCGCCTATAAGTTTGCTGAAAGGACACAGCAAACAGGGTGGAGCATTGAACAAACTCTTCTCAAAAGAAAATACAAAATCGGGAAGGAAACAAGAACTCTTTACGATATACTTCAGATTGAGAGAAAATGCGTGAAACAAGACATGTCGAAAGAGGATAGAGGTTGGTGTCTCATTCACAAAGAGCAGATGAAAAACAAAGCAATCGTAGGACACTCTCCAGACTTCTTCGAGGCTTTGTTTATGCGTGAGATATTCGACATCAAACACACACAAGCCGTCATTCCAAAATGGCTGAACAAAAAAACCAAAATTAGAACAGTCCGAAAACTCACTCCAAGGTATAACAATTAAACACAAGCACAGATATGGCAGAGTTCACTATCCAAAACAAACAGCAGTTAAGGGACATTCTGACAAAGAAGCCTTTTACGAGAATCATGCCCGATGGTCATTACGACCACGGCTACATCTGGAACGATGTTTCAGAAGTGACAATCCCGAAAGATACTCTGCGCAGAAAGATAGTCACACAGGAAGACTTCTTGCGTGAACTTGACCCTGCCGGACATCTTATCAACGACAAAGAACTGTTCCCAGATGTTTGGCAACAGAACGAGGAAGATGGAAGATGGTACATTCAAGAGATACCACGCTACGCATTCTCATATCAGCAGATTATCCTCATTAAGCATCTGACACACCTTTGTGGAAATGACATTCAGTTTGAACTTTCCGACAAAAGTGTGACGGACGAAACTTGTGAGGTATTCAATGCCTTCCGAAACGGATGGGCAAACAAGAATATGGAGGTTGCTTGGTATCAGCTCGCAAAGTCTGTCAAGGCGACAGGTGATGGTGCATTTGTCGGTTTTCTCGACAAAGGAAAGTTCGGATGGAAAGTTTTGTCATTCCTGAACGGTGATAAACTTTTCCCACACTATGACCTTCGGACAGGAAAACTTACTACGTTTGCAAGAACATACTGCAACTATTCGGAGGATGGAAGTATAACCAAACGTTACATTGACGTATGGGATGATACTTATTACTATCGTTTCGTGGCAGACGGCGACCCGACGAACTTGTTAGAGAAAGCAAAACAACTCATATTCAAACTTTTCTCCACCGATGGCTACAAACTTGAATGGATGGAGGCTCATGGCTTCGATTCTATCCCTGTTGCATACATGCGAGACGATAACGGACCATGCTGGACGTTCTCAGAGGAAACAATCGAAAACTATGAGATTGCTTTCTCAAACCTCGCTCATTCTAATCACGACTTCGGACTGCCAATCATGTACGTCAAGGGTGAAGGTAGCGAAGAGATAACTACCAAGGATATGTCCTATGCCTCAAAAATCATGCTCCTGCCATCCGACGGAGAGATTGGTTTCCTCAATCGCCAGGATGCAAGCAACGCATACAAGGCTGAACTTGACAAGCTGGAAGACAGCATCTACAAGCAGTCATTCGCCGTGAAGACACCAGAACTGAAGTCCGGCGACACCCCAGGCGTTTCGCTCAAAATCATGTATTCCGACGCATACGAAAAAGCTATGACGGATGCACAGGAGTACGATGGCTGTGTTGACAAGATGATTGACATATTCACTTGGGGATATGGTATCGAGAGCGAAAAACGCCTTGCTTTCCTCAATACAAACATTCGACACTACATTGAGCCGTACATTCACTTAAATATCAGCGAACTTACCCAAAATCTGAACACGGCTGTGCTTGGAGGATTCCTATCGAAGCAGACTGCCTCTGAAAAGCTCCCATACTCCACACCGCAGGAATGGGAAAGAATTAAGCAGGAGAAGCATAATGAACAGATGCAGCAGTTGCTCGTAGAAGAGCAGCGTATTGAAATACAGAACTCTGCTAATATCGAAATGCAAGAGGAACTTTCTGATATTCAAACGGAGCAACAAGTGGAAGTGATAAAAGCTCAAAACCAGATTGATGGTAATGAAGAAGAAAAAGGGAAATCTACGAAAAAGAAAAAACATTCCGTAGCCACAGGTCGCGGCACAAAACGCGGAAGACCGAATCTTTCAGGGAAAAAGTGGGATGAAAACGGTAATTGGGAAGGTCGCAATAATTGGGATAGTTGGAACTCGACACACTAATAAATGAACATCGAGATTACCACGCCAAAACAACGATTATGACGCAGCAATTATCTACCTTTGCATAGTAACGGATAGGAAGGAGTAGCTACCTTTTGACAAGGCTAAACCGATGGGCTTTCCGTTACTTTACAGAAACATCGGGACATTAAATACATCGGAAATATGAAAAGAGTAGAAATCAATTCTGAAAGATGGCTTTCCGTTAAAGATTTTGACGGAGAGGTATGGAAAGATGCAAAAGGTTACGAAACCTTTTACGAGGTATCAAATTTTGGGCGCATCCGTTCAAAAGAGCGTATAACCGACATACAATCGTATTGTCATATCTTACGGAAGCCAAAAATTCTCAAAGGGCAATTCAATGGCTCGTACTACAGAGTTGTTATCAGTATCAACGGAAAGTTCAGGCAGGTGCTTATCCATCGAATTGTAGCAGAAACATTCCTTCCTAACCCCAAAAGTCTCACAGAAGTCAACCATAAGGATGAAGACAAGACTAATAATTGCCTTTGGAATCTTGAATGGTGTACGAGATTGTATAATGCAGGGTATGGAACGAAGGGCAAAAGGCAAAGTGTATTTATGACTCAAACCAAAGGTAGGGCTATTTGTCAGTACACAAAGGATGGTGAACATATAGCGTCGTTTAGAACTATAATGGAAGCATCAAAGAGTACAGGAATACATTATACTGCTATTCGTGAAGTTTGTGTCAGAGGAAGGCAAAAGACTGCTGGAGGATATGTTTGGAGATATGCAGAAGATAATTTTTAATTGAGAATATGGCTGAAACAATTACAATAAAACTCGACGTTGAGAAATACTTTTCTCCAACTCAAGACGATATTCAGACAGCAAAGGCTTTTGTCAGACAAAGAAATGATTATGCGTCTTTGCTTGGAGATAGAATTGACGATATTCTGCAAGACGCAGAAGAGCGTATTATCACTATTTGTTACAAATACAATGTAGAACCTACTGAGTTTGAGATTAGCGAGAACTACAACAAGCAGATGATGGAGGAAATTGGCAATGTCATGGATGAGATAGAAGATGAAATCCTCGATTTAATCTATGAGTATTCCACACGTTGCACTAACGACAAAGAACGTATCAACCTCCTTACTGCGTGGATGGCATTGCTCGGTCGTGGCAACCGCAATCTTAAAACAACCCTACATGGCTATCTCTACAAAACCCTGCGAGATTGGGAGAGTGCCATTTCAGCTCTCCGATTTGCAGACGTGCCTCTTTCATCGGCTGTAACGAAAGGAAAGACATTCATGCACAGCATCTATACAATGCCTGAGGTTATTTCTGCTTTCAAGCGAGCAGAAGACTTCAACGCAACTTACATTCGCAAACGCGGCGTACAGGAGGGAGCGGTTGGTATCTCCAACAATGGAAGTACAAATGTTGTGAATATGGCAAAAACAACCCTACAAATGGCGTGGATGAGAAATCTTGTTCTTGATTATGAAGAAAACGGTGCTGCGGGTATTTATATCCTGCGTGGGAGTAATTTCCCATGCACATTATGCGACGATGTTTGCGGTTTCCATTCCGTGAATGACGCACAAGGCATATTACCCGTTCATCCGCATTGTTGCTGCTACGCAATCCCTATATATCAGAGAAACAATCAAAACAAATAAATTATGGAATTATCAAAGCAAAAACAGACAGAAGCAAAGAAACTGAACGTAACAGTTCAGTATCTTGTCATGGCTGACCTTATGGCGGTTGGTTATTCGGAGAACGATGCCTATATCATCGCATATCCTGAGAATGAAGGATTGTCGGTGCAACAGAACAACAGCATCCGTACCAATATCGTTGAAAGCGTGAAGTTCAAAAAACTTCTCGATAACAGACGTACCCGGGTAAAGGATGGCGTTGCAGCACCAGTCATGCTCGATGAGGTTGAACTGGTAGGCACTGAAGAAGTAATGAAAGAGATACTACGCTCTGCAAAACAGCAGCCTGTCGGTTCTAAGGAACGTGCAGACCTCTTTGCCAAGTACAACGAGATTAAGACGAAGAATGAGCAGGGTGTGGAAGACGATACAGACAATATCAACTTTGTTTTCCCACTTAAATGCAACCAATGTCCTCTTCTCTACTCTTACAACGAATACCTGAAAGAGCATGGGGAAGTTGAAATAAGGGCTGTCGAAATGAACCGTATAATGAGTTTGTCACACAAAATCATTCAAGCGGCCATGGATGCTGAAGACTAATTATGGCGGATTCGCCATAATTAAAAAAAGTGGTCAATTACGACCACTTTTTTGCACTTAAACGCATCGAAATCGGTGCGTTTATTATTTGTCCTCTTTGCCATCAAGAATATCCATCGCTTCCTCGGCGAACTCTTCTTGACGAATGTCTTGGTCGGTAGGTTCATTGTCCGTAACATGCTTGTCGTATTCCTCACGCCATGCAAGAAAACGCTCCACGGTGCCCTTTGCGTCCTCGATAAAGTTTTTGCCCTCTTCGGTGTCTTGCAACAATGAAGGATTGGCGTATGCTGCCGCTATCATTTCTACTCCATGATGGAAGAATCCGTTGCAGACCATTGAGACGTATGCCATGTTTGACAGTGCAGTGCGGATGAAGCCGTCACCGCGGCGACGCTCTTCAGTATTATCGCTGT